TCGGCATCGGTGAAGTTACGATTGAGATATCCCGCATCAATCAATTTTTGAATTGTTTGTATCCACTTTCGCTTCATATGAGGAAAACGCTGGCAGTCTTTTAGCTTCTGTTTGTAGTTAGACATCGGGCAAAGAATACATCCAATACGCTTATAGCCTTCATCGTATAATTTGCAGTGCGGTATATTATTTGAGTTAAGATACTGCCAAACTTCACGTTCAGTCCAGTAAAGAATAGGCGAGACAAGAATCTTATCTTTTCCATTGACGCATGTAACCATATTTTCTTTATGCTCGGAAAATTGGTCGAAATTCCCGCTGAATTTGCTGCTAATCTCAATTTCTTCACGTTTAGAGCGCCGCACACTTTCAGCTTTACGAATGCCGATCAAGGTGACTTTACCTGCACCGGACATTTCTTTAAATTCAGCACAGCACCAGCGCATCGTTCGTGTAGGAATTATATGCTTTTTTAGAGCCATGTCATAAATAGACATTTTAGGCTTTATCAGTTCCACGTCTGGGTAATTCCTCTTCACAAATCGAATAACGTCCGGAGGGTCAATGCTCGTAAGGTTCATGTGAGCCTTGAATTTTACTCCTGCCATTACCGCAAGATGGTAGAGGACTTGACTATCCTTGCCGCCGGAGAAAGCTAAATAAAAGCCATTATCCGGGTCGTAGTCAAGTGCCATCTGTTCACATTTGCGAAGTAAAGCGATAGAGTAATCTATTTTAGATTGCAGATTCATTTGATTCCTTTCTATATTATTTTGATTCAACTTTCTGCCATCCAAACTTAAAAATGTCTGCTTTAAGACGGGATTCAACATCTATCTTGTTTAAGATATAGCCTTTAGAGTCTACATACTCTCCATCTATGATATATAGATATTGAGTACCCATTGCTGGAAGATATTTATGGGTTAATTTAGCACCACTTTGCATGGCTTTTATTGCTTCTCCTATATTCATATCTAATTTGTTTTACGCTAATTGTTTATCGAAAATCTTAATACATTCAAATAAATATTTTGCCACTGTTGGATTTACCGCATTGCCGATACTTCCAACTCTGTGTGACCAATCGGGAAACCCATCATCATTTCTAACAGTGCTATGCGCTGGGATTTCAAGAATCCTTTTTGCGCAAGTATATCCGACACTCGTATCTGATGTCCACTGTTTAAATATCGAGTTAATGCTTCCACATTTGCAAACGTCGCCTTGTAATCCGATTTTGTTGGAGTAGGCAATAAGATAAAGTCTTTCCCTTTTGTGTGGGTATCCAAAAGCGTAGTTTGATATACATTGCCATTCCGCATTATACCCGATTTTGGAAAGGTCGCATAGGACTTGTTCGAGACCGGAAATAGTGAGAGCTGGCGAATTTTCAATGATGACGTATTTAGGTCTAACTTCCCATATAATTCGGTACATCTCACTCCACAACCCAGAGCGCTTTCCCTTAATACCTTCACGTTTTCCGGCAACACTGATGTCTTGACACGGAAATCCTCCACTAATGATGTCCACATATCGGAGTCCGGTTGTTTTTGTAATATCTGTGAATCTTTCTGCATGAGGAAATTTGTTTTTTAATATTTCACCTTGAAATTTTTCTATCTCACAATTCCACAAAGTGTCAATTCCTGCCATTTCGGCACCTAATTCAAAACCGCCAATACCACTAAACAAGGAGCCGTGAGTCAATTTACTTTGCTTCATTTCTGTTCCGATAGAATACAAAATTATCTTCACATTCTCCGTTCTGATGCGTTATATATTCATTGGTGATGATTTCGGGGTGTTTTGGCAATCGGTAAACTAATCCTCCATACACCCATTCATCGTTTTTTGAGCGTTTCCCTCTGAATTTTATCATTCTCATCCTTTACCTCCTTTCTTCAATTCTGCAATAAGAGCATCGGCAAATTCCACAGAACTTACAGCAACCCCCTCAAAATCTCTCTCTCCAACCAGTACATCTCCATACTGATTACTTAATCGCCCTTGCATAGCAGCTTTTGCTATTTCATACCTGCGTTGTTCCCAGTCTATGGCTTTTTCAAATTCAAGTGCTGTTCCGGGTATTTTTCTACCGTCTTTTGTTATGAATGAACCGCATGAAACCAGCATAGTACCTGAAGGTTCAACATCTATGACCTCGCCGGTAGCCTTTACTTTAGCTTTAAGTTTTTCAGCAGCTCTCATTTGTCTCGTGTGTTCTGCTACACAAGTTTTACACCTGTTAGGATATGATTTGCTGAACTCTGAAATATGTTTAGTCTTTCCACATACTTCACACTTCTTTACTTCTAAATAATCCATATTTATTTTTTATTTGAATTAATGGTTGTTGGCTCATAGTACTTGCATTTGTCTGTTTCCGGATTGTATGCTGGCCATACCCATTGCAAACGTGTATCGGGTGGATCAGGCAAATAGCGTTTACAACTCTTGCGGATTGAGCAGGTAACGCCCGAACAATAACTATAATCTGTATTCATCGTCATAATGTTTTTAATTAGTTTACTGTTTTCTGAATGACTGCTCATTGCCGAAATTGATGATTAGCATCATTTCACGGAAACGGTCTGCAATTCGTTCGTCGTAATATTCTGCAATTTCTTTTGCCGTAAGATTGGATGAGACCAGCGTACAGAACTGCTCTTCATAGCGGAAAGACAGCATATCCATGGCGGCGGTTACGTAATCGCCATAATGAATGCTTTCTTTCGGTTCGGAGCCGAGTTCGTCGATTGCGAGTATTTCGATTTGGCGCAGCCTTTTGTAGCGTGCCACATCGGAGGTGTTGTCGCGTGTGGGATTGTTATACGCTTTAGCCAGCAAAACGAGTTCTTTAGCCGATACCATCATGTAGCCGCGTATCGGATATGCATCCGCATTGCCGTTATACCCCTCATCAGAGCGCAAGTAGTTTATAAGGTTTTGCAATGCACGCAGAATGGTGGTTTTCCCATTTCCGGCATCGCCGCAAAGGAACAATCCGAAAGTGGAGGCTTCCGATGTAATCCAATTGGAAATGTCCCAAAGGTGCTTTTTGTATTGTTCGGTGGCATTAAATTCCCTATGCCTATGAGCAACTTCCACCCGGCACGCTTCATATAGCATAGCGTAAACTTGCTTGGCGGTATATGGCAATCTAAAACGAGTTACCATATGTTTTCTCTTCATCAGATTTGAGAAGATTACCTCTGCGTTGATTTCTGCTTTCGGGTCTAACTTTATCATCTTTTCTTTTATTTTTATCATTTACAATTCTCAACCATGCGTTGAAGTGCTGTTTGGCATCCTGTAAGGAAGAATGCCGGTCTTTCCCGTCTGCCAGGCATTGTACCCGGAAGTCGTCAAGACTGCTGCGCAAAGAGGAAATATTCGTTGCATGAAGCACTTGTAATTGGTCAAGCCAACACTCGTCTTTTTTCAGTTCGGCAATTTCTTCATCGATAGTCATGGAGTAAGGCTCGTATTGCAGTTCGTTTTGCACTGTTGTACTACCTTGTATCGTTTGTGGATTGTCATTCTTTCGTGGCAGTTTTTCAGTTTGTTTGGGCTTTCTTTTCTCGATTAGGTTATAATCCCCAATATAGCAAACACGACGGCACTGTACGCATATACGACTATACCTTTCCTGAATACCTTTAGAAGTCAATACTTTTTCAGCGTCAAACAATTCTTTTGAAAACAACCCCAGTGTCAGGCAGGTTTTGATTACTTCTGATATATATGCCTCCTCAAATCCCGTAAGCTCCGAGCAAATGAAAGGCAACTCTTTATCCCACTTCATATAATACCCACTCTTGTAGATATTGCAGAGCAGCAGAGCATATACCGTTATAGCTTTTCCACCTTGATACTTGATTAGTTTTCTTATTTTAAGGTCGTTAAATATATCTATATCCAGAGGGAAATAGTCAAGACCTTTTTTAAAAGTTCGTGCCATATCTGACTTTTTTAAAATTCATTTCTCAAATAATCATCCACTTCACGAATGAAATCATCCAGCGAAAAGCACAGAACATATTTGTATTCTCCGTTTTCACATATTATCTTTTTCCATTCTTTTTGTGATGGAGATTGATAGCCACCTTTCTTTTTCATTTCAATGAGCAGCGCACCATAATCACGATTGCTTTTCAACAGAATCAAATCGGATACACCGGCTGTTACGCCCTCAGCTTTCAATTTGCCACCTGTAACAGTATCACGTCTTCCTCCGTTCGGCACAGCAAACAACCGGCCTTTTAACTTTGGATACTTCAAATTGAACCACTCTACGCAAGAGCATTGTATGCGATGTTCCTCATCGTCATATTTTTGCTTCTTTTTTCGTTTCCTTTCCATTTGAAGCATTTCCTCAAGTGTCATTGTCGCTTTGCTTTTCGGGTGTAACAATGGTGTCTTTTCCGGTCTTGTCTACTACAACTTTTTTCCCACCAACGGTTATCGTTGTCCTGCAACCTTCGGGGAGAGATTGTATGAAATTTCGTACAACAGGCGAATTGGCATTTTCACTGATAGTATCCGTAATGGACTCATCTGCGGCATATGGATAGACATCCATAATGGCAGTTTCCGCTACCGATGCAATTTGGTAGTCAGCCATTGTACCTTTCATACCTTCGTCCAATTTCTTCACTGCGTCACGCAAGTCGGCAACTTGTACCAACACCTGGGTAGACGTTTTTTTCTCAGCACCGCTTTTCTCGTCCAATGTGATGAAAACCAGCTTGCACTTGAACCAACGGTCGGCAGATTCGTCTTCGCATGGGAACAGTTCGCTGTAGTTGGCACGTTTGATGTCAGATACCGTGAATTCTCCTGAAATAAACGGTGTCATCTCTTCGATGATACGCGCTTCCGCTTCGGTGAAGCTGAGCGCGTCAACCAGATAGGGTTCCGTTACTTTCTTGTTCATTCCGTTATCCATTGTCTTTTCATAACGGATTTTACATTCAAACCACGTGTGCATCATGAGTTCATTTTTTCTTTGAGTTGTTTACTGACTACAAGTTTTACTGTTCGTCTAGCCGGAATGACTACCGTTGTTCTCTTGTAGATATTACGGGCTTTCCTTTCTTTTGTGATATAAGTCTTGATAGTGCCAAAACCACGTATATAGACACTTTCACCTTTACAAAGTGCTTTCTCAATAGCATCAAAAGCACAATCTACGGCTTGAATAGCCTGTGAACGACTAATAGTCGTATTGTTGATAACATGTTCAACGATCTCAATTTTTCTCATTGTTTTTATTTTTATTAAAATGATAGATCACTATTGTTTGGTCTACAATTCTCAGTTTTGTATTGAGTATTTTCAACTGA